TAATATGGATATTTATACGGTAATTACAAGCTCTACCTGTATTTCAGCTTATACTGTACAAGCAACATCCAAACAAGAAGCAAAAGATAAAATGTATGCAGGCGAATGGGATAATTGTGAGCATATGGACTTTAAAGATGAGGAGGTTCAGGAAGCTATGCTAGAGGAGGAAACACATGACTAGAGAACACTTAGTAACTATAGCAGAATCACTAGCAGAATCATTAGCACTAGGTTCATCCAGATTTTCTTACGCTTATTACAGGGTGCTTTGTCAACCGTTTGTTAAAGGGTTATCAGAACATAGGGATAACTTTAATATTGATTGGCGTGAGAGATTTATAGCGCACTCATATGAACACTATAGGGATGTAACCTATGTAAGTGATGAGAAAGAGAGTACCGTAGATGAAGCCACAGGTTGTTAGTTTAAATGTACAACCCTATATAGGTTATCGTTTCTTAGACTATGAAGTCTATAGGGTGGATGAGAAGTATATATGGGTAGTGAACTGGGTTAATTCCCAGACTAAAATATATGAGTATACCGTAAACCAATCAGGGGGTGCGTAGCAATCTCCGATATGGCAGGAACCATGTAGACAGTCTGCCTAGAACACGCACATCCTGTATCTCTAGTAGTGTGCATCCGAAGCACAGCTAGGCTATTACTGATATGAAAGACGGGCTACGCACTTATTGTAGTAGGTTTTTCTTACGTTTTTCCTACTACGTTCATTGAACCGTCAAAGGATGTGAAGTCTATGGATACCCTCTATACTTATTGAGTTGAGTATAGGGGGTATTCCCTTTTAATCTATTCTCAGAGGAGGTAATGTATGACAACATGGGAAAATGCCAGTAGAAATGGGAGTGATGGCAAACTCCCACCTAAGAAAAAGAAGCAACATTCCCAGAGAAAGAGTATGCCTGTAGTGAATCGTTATGGTGGACACGTTTTAGATATAGAAATTGAGGACAATATACCTATCCCTAAAAAGCACGCAGGTTGGGGGAGAAGAAGTTCTTATACTCAAATTCTATTAGCTTTAGAAGTAGGACAAAGTGTTCATGTACCTGATAAAATATGTAGGCAAATGCGTAATTCTATTATGTACATACGTAGTACACACCCGGAGTTGCGCTTCACAACTAGGAAAACAAGGGATAGCAGTAGTGCAACTTTTAGAATATGGAGGACTAAATAAAGTATGGAATTTTTTAACATACGTAAGGGTATGAAACGGTATAGATTTAAGAAGTTAAAGCCTGATGTACTGCGAATGTTAAAGAAAGAGAGAGACCCTTGGGAATCTAATAGGATATATGAGGTTAGAGTGTATGATCCAGATATGAATTTAAAATATATCATTAGTCCTGAAGAAGTTAAAAAGAGATCATGGGCAAACTTTTCAAAGCAGACTAAATGGCATAAGAAAATTAAAGATGAATACACAATCCATGAGAAAGGAAAAAAGTTATGAAGAATGTAGAACGTACACCTATGTCTATATTTATAGACCATATTACCCATGCTTTAAACGCATGGTATGAGGCACGATACGGTGAGAGCAAGAAGCCTAACTCTAAGTTATCGGATGAGATACTGCTGAAATTTATTAGTGATGTAGATGGCTGCACTCATATGTTTCATAGTGCTGAAGATGCTAAGGCTATGGAAGAATCTTTCGGTAATATAGGGGAGCAATTAATGGGGCTAACAGAGACAGGTATTAGACCTTTAAATATAATTCCAAAAAAGAAAGGGGAAGATTATGACGCTTAAACTCTTATGGATAGGATTGTTTTTAACTGCTGTAGTAGTTGTTGGGCTTAGCATCTCTAGCGTATTAAAGAAAGACGCATTAAAGGAAGCCGAGGCAATATACAGTCCAGTAGACAATACTTTAATGCTTCAACCTGAACTAATAGCAAATAAGAACTGGCACTTTAAACATTGCACACCTACAAATCAGAAGTGTGGGAGACTTGAGTAATGGGTAGATACGAATTGAAAGAACCAAATAATAGGGATCGCCATATACTAGAAGCACTACGTAATGGTCATAGAATGGCAGAAGTGGGTAGGGTATATGGATTAAGTAGACAAAGGATACAGCAAATTAAAGTTAGGTGGCCTGAGTATGCACCTAGTTTAAAGCCTGTACTAAAAGCAAAGCTAGTTAGAGCAGATGGTAGAGTGAACCATTTGGAATTGAAGGAAACCTACAACCATTAGGAGGAACATCATGGGATTGATATTACATTGTGGTGCCAAACCAGTAGAGTACGAAGCATTAAAACAGTATGAAGTACCCCCACCAGTATATACGTGGACTAGCACTAAGACAGGAAAAGAACATACGCTCAGGCGTAGCGACAGGTGGCAAGGTGTACAGCATTATGATTTTGCATCTACTATTGTGCAGTCATGTGAAGTCTTTGGACTGCCTGTAGATATGGATGCTACCCAATGGGGAGTAAGTGATGAGGGTAGTGATCTCTTTGCACTTATTAAGTTCCTACAGAAATTCCCGGATGGTAGAGAAACGATTATCGGTAAGCACACTAAGGATAATCTAGTTCCGAATATGGGTGTTAGGCACAGTAATAGGGGCAGGATGTCACAGCAGATTACTGTAGGTGGCGACCTCACGGTATGCGATAATATGGTAATCACAGGTACATATATGTTGCGAAGAAAACATACCACAGGTAACGCTAATAATTTAGCTGCGCTTATTCAAGAAGGATTAATTGAGTATATTAAATCCTTGCCTGCTTTACATACTACGGTAGCTAAATTAAAAGATACAGGTATGTCAGATACAGGGGCAGCTAGATTTTGTCAGAGATTGGGTAGAGACAGGCTATTACCTTGGTCACATATAGGTCATGTAGATAAACTATGGCAACACCCTACCCATGCAGAGTTTAAAGAACAGAACCAATGGCGAATGTATAACGCAGTTAATACAGTAGTGAAGCGTTACAACCCTAATCGTCAGTTTGAAGTAATAGGTAAACTCAATGAAGTCTTTGACAATTTTAAGTATGGTACTACTTTAGATATAGGAGAAGAAAGCTATGTATCTCACAACTGAACAACGCAGGGAAGGAGTAGGGGGTTCGGATGTAGGTGCTATTATGGGGGCTAACCCCTATCGTAGTCCTATTGCCTGTTGGAAGGATAAACTAGGAGAGATGCCCCCTGTAGAATTAAATCATGCTATGGAGTGGGGCAGTCTATTAGAAGATGTTATTGGCATGAAGTATGCTGAGACTAATAACATACAGTTCAAAGGGAACAAAGACCCCTTACAAGTACCGCCTTTATTTGAAGAACAATACCATGGAATTATGTATGCGCCTGATACAGTCAGGCACGCTACATATGAGTGGGCTTATGCTCACCCTGATTTCTATATCCATGACGGCACTAACTATACAGGCATTGAGATTAAAACAGTAAGTGAGGGTATATATAAGAAGTATTGGGCTGAGGGGGATATTCCCCCTTGGCAGTATTACCAAGTAGTATGGTATTCTATTGTTACCAAGATTAATAAGTGGACATTGGTAGGCTTTGCACCACACCTGCGCCTTTCTAAAGACCCTATGCTTGTACATGAGATCAACATAGAACGTAGTGAACAGTCCAAGGTATTGTCAAAGGTAAAGTATTTCTGGGAGTGTGTAGTTAATAAGCAAGAACCTGAACTAGATGAGTATAGTGAACAGGATATTAAGCTACTCTACCCGGAGAGTGATATAGATATTGTATCTAGTTCCACTTATATAGATAAAAAAGTACAGGAACTATTTAGTGTACGCCAACAGCTTACTCCTCTAACAGAGGCAGAGGATAAGTTAAAGAATGAGATCAAGGCTTACATGAAAAAAGCAGGAAGGCTTATAGGCCAAGACGGTAGTGAGTTGGCAACCTTTAAGTCTCCTAAACCTAGAGTAGTTGTAGATCACAAGCAGATTGCTAAAGATTTAAAAGCAGTAGTAGACCCACAAATGTACGGTAAGATTGAACATTTGAATACTAAAGCAGTATTAACAGCTAGGAGATTTCTACTCAAATATAAAGAATAGGAGGGTGTATGTCAGAGAGTAAGTTGCAGGAATTATATTCCCATTTTCAATCTAAAGAATTTAGGGATAACTTAGCTAAGTGTATCAAGAGTAAGGGTAGTAAGGGTATGGACTATGTACCTTGGAGTAATGTAATGGACAGGTTTCTTAAAGCCTGTCCTACGGCAGAGTACAAATTCCATGAGTACCCTATAGAGCATAGTGAGAATGGTGTATCGGTTAAAGTAGTACGCCCCTATACAGGTGATAGTAAACATGGGTACTTTGTCACCACTAGCGTAACCTGTTATGGGGTTACTAGAACTATGTCATCTCCAGTATACGGTAAGACTTTTTCCCAAGTCGCATTGAAACCACAAGCAAACCAGATACATAATGCACAGATGCGTTGTCTATGTAAGAACGTAGCTATGTTTGGGTGCGGTATAGAATTATGGACTAGAGAAGAAGAAGATCAGTTAAGAGCAGAAGATTCTATACCACAGGAAACAGGTATGGAATCAGAAGAAACCGAAATAGTAGAGGCTGCTATTAAAGAGTTTGGCGGTAAAGAGATTAAGACTGAGAGTTGCCCTAAATGTGACTCTCCTTTAACACAGAAATCTGGGAAGTTTGGTACATTCTTAGCTTGTGTAGCCTATCCCAAGTGTAAGTTTACTAAGACAATCTAGCATCAATTTGTCTGGAGAACTGACTAGACATTAAACATACTGTAACCCGGTGCGGTGGGGTTTGGTTCGCTAACACATATTATTATTTTACAGAAGGAGCCGTCAAATCTGAATTAAATGGTTCAATAAACCTAAGCATCCTTATTGCAAGACCATAGGCGTTATGGTCTATAAAATATCTACCCTGATGGGGCAGGGGTTTACGCCAAGCCCCACTTTTTTTAACCTGTAGGACATTTGCGGTACCGACAATGTCCTTTGACAAGGGGAGAAAAGTTTTGGCACGATTCTTGCAATTATAATTATTATTATAATTATAATTATTATTATTATTATAATTATGGAGGGAGCCTATGCAGGAGAGCGAACTAAACGACAGGGAACTAGAACGTACCGTACTCTCTGTTATGTTATCTAGCAAGCTAGATACTGCATTTTTTGCAGACAGGGTACACAAAGACGACCTCTACTTTAACCACCATAAAACCATCTTTGGTGGTCTAGTTGACTTGTTTCGCTTTAGCGATACCGTAGACTACATGACTCTACGATCCAAGTTTACAGGGGATTCCAGAATATTACAGATTGTTGAAGAACTGCATGGTGCAATCTCACCTGATGCAGTCAATAAAGAACAAGCCTGTAGACTACTCAAAGAGTTTGCTTCTAAACGTGCTGTACTTAGGCTTTGCCATCAAGCTATAGCAGGATTAGACAGGAACTCAGATTCCGAGGAAGTTATACAGCTACTACAGCATGAATCTACAGACATACTACGCTCCTCCAGTTTCTTACTTAAACAATCAGGTATAGCAGAATCCGAAACGTGGATTAAAGATATACAAGATGAGATTGATTCAGGGGAACGTGGAGAAGATGAGTTTGATGCTCCCCCTACAGGTATGCCACAGCTAGATAAAAAGATGAAAGGTTTGCAGGATATTAGTGTTATCTCTGCTCCTACAGGACATGGCAAATCTATGCTTGCATTAAATTGGGTAGTGAGTATCGCACTTAGTGACAAGTTTACAGGTAAAATACTCTACATGAACTATGAAATGAACCAGAAGCAACTCGCACGTAGAGTATTAGCAATCGCCTCTGGTGTTACCTATGACGAAATATATAAACGTAGATTTATCACACCAGAAAATGCAAAACGCTACTCTAAAGCAAGAGATACCTTCCTAGAGAAAAAGAATATCATCCTTACAAACAATGAGCCTAAAACCTTATCCGTAACAATGGCATTGATACAGGAACACGTTACCTGTAATAACGTAAAGATCGTAGTTATAGATCACTTAGGGGAAATAGCCAGCGAGAGAGAAGAACATAATATGGATCATTGGCTGAAACTCTCTAAATACGTTAAGGAATTAAAGAATGTCACAACCAGACTAGGCGTATACTTAATTGTCGTAGCCCAACAAAACAGAGAAGGGTACAACAATGGGCTAGGTCAGGCCGGGGGTCTAGGTAGAGTGGCAGGTACACTAGAGTTAAGCAGAATATGTGACTGCTTTATTAACCTCTACATCTCAAGGGATGGAGATAAGATCATGTCTTTAGAGAAGAATAGAAATGGTGAAGCAGGTAAATTTATAGTTAATTTCAATGGAGCAACACAAACAATTACAATTAGAGAGGAGGTAAAGTAATGAGATACGTACTTGGCAGAGAGTGTCAGCATGAAGGCCATGAGGGTGACGGTAAAAAATGTTCTTCTATATCCTACTTACACACACATATGACTGATGAAGATGGCAATGAAATGGAGGAACGTACGGTAAAAGTTTTTGAATCTAAACGTGATGCGCTAGATTTTATGAAAGAATACAGGTTCAGCCCTAGAGTAATTATGGTTATCCCTTACGAGGAGGGTATCTATGAGTAGTGCTAGACGATATAAGGTTATTAGACTGCACGTTGGTATGGAGGTTTTTTATATTGATGGTTTAAAAGATTCTGAAGGAGAATACATGGAGCGAAGTATGCAATACAATAAAGGGGAAATTTTAGATGGTATCACGGCTGAATGCTATGATGCGGATAGTGACGAAACACTTTTTTATGCTCCAATTTCAATTACTGAAATAGGGGAAGAAGAATTTAATGCAAAGCATACACCTGCTGAAACTTTACCCGATCTTATTAAAGAAAGTCTCAAAACAGGAGGGCATCTATGAGTAAATTCAGTCGTAGCAAAGGTCAAAGGGGAGAGCGTGAGGTTGCAGCGTTATTACAGGAACACCTACAGACCGAAGTTAAAAGGGAACTAGGTGCGCCTAGAGATGGTGGGTGCGATATTAGAATTACACTTAATGAGATCACATACTTTATTGAAGTAAAATACCATGCTAAAGTTACACAGAGTACGGTAGATAAATGGTGGGAGCAAGCTAGAGAACAAGCTAGGCTTAATGAATCTATAGTTTTAAACCCTGTACCTGTACTGATTTATAGACAAACCAGATGGAAAGAGTGGGAGTGCAGGATACCGTGGCATCATATGTTATGGCAGATGGAAAAGACTGCGCTTAAATCTAAAAACTTTCCAGAGCCACACATTACTATGCCTATACGTGTACTAACAGACGTAATGAAAGCAGGTAAAAGCCAAACTATATCTAAAGGTAAGATGGTAGTTACAGACAATAACGATATAGATAAAACTGCATTAAGGGGACAGAATGGACATCCAAAATAATACGTGTTACCTAGAATGGTATGAGGTTTCAGTTGCTATGCACTTAGTAGGATTAAGGCATACAGAAGCTATGCGTAAAGGACTACAAGATAAGCATGGCTATACAGGTAGAGATGTACACGATAATCTATATGGCTTACTAGGAGAAATAGCTTTCTCCAAGATCAGCAATAGGTATTTCCCTATGACTGTAAATACTTTTAAAGAAGCTGATATAGGGGATACTTGGCAGATACGTACAGTCGGGAGCAATAAAAACACCAGCCTAATTGTACGGCACGCTGATCCTGATGAGCATAACTACGCCCTTATATCTATTACTAAACAGAATCGGAAGTATCAACCTTTAAAAGCAGCAGGTACGTATAAGGCTATATTTAAAGGGTGGGTTAAGGGTGCAGATGCAAAGCAGGATCGGTTCTTAACAGACTTTGGTTATCCTACACGCCCAAAAGTATTTCGAGTTCCAGATTCGGAGTTGAAACCCCCAACCTATTTTCCATTTTGACGGCCTGAAAGCGTGGTTTAAGCTAATATTTTTGCAATCGAATGGTAAGGGTCGGGTAAGTTATTTTCTTGCCCGATTTTTGCTTCGACTTGTTAGCCGTAGATTGCCCCTACTGTTATTCATAGGGTTCCCATCCTTATGGTGTACATCCTTACTAGACTTCCTGCCATTTAATACTTTCCTCCTAGCACTATTACGTGATGACCTTCTCTTAATCTGCTTAGGTTTACCTTGATACTCACGATACTCTTTGGCGTAGTTCCTTGGCATAAGTTTTTCTTACTCCATTTAAAGGTATACAGTTTAATGTTAAACCTACAGGGATACCTAGTTTAAATGCTTGGTTCCCCCTGTCTAAACAGTCCTGCTTTTTAATGTAAGTCTCCAATACACGCACACTCTCAACCTGCCCAGATACAAGAACTATAGCAATCAATAACCACATTTATTCTTTCTTCTTATTAGATAAGAGGTTTTGTAAAATGAGATGTTGTACGTTAATAATCTTATCTAAATCCTGTTTAGTAATACGGTCAGAATGTAATTGGTTGATCTGTTTCTCTACTGTATCTACCCTCCCCCAGAGTTTCTTAACTATCCACGCTGATAAACCAACTAAAGTAGTACATAAGGCTATAAACCATTCCTGTATTCTATCCATTGTTTTCTAACTAACCAAATTCCCAAAACCAAAACCCTATTTAAAATACTTATCAACCATCTGTAACATCTCATCATACTTCGCCAATGACTCGATCTCTTTCGAGACGGTCTCAATATGGTCAGGGTGATCTGCAACACCTACGCTGTTCGTTATGAGATTTTCGATATTGGCTTTGTGTCTGCTGATCTGCCCTGTATA